TCATAAGTATGAACAATTGTACTTGGTCCTGCTTGAACTTCAAAACTTCTTTCTGATACAACACCTACCAAGAATAATGGTCTCTCATGATCTTGGAATATCGTTGTGGTAACTCCACTATATCCATCACAACTAAATTCAAGGTTTTTTAGTTTAACTGTATTTGGACGATTGAGTCCAAATCCATGAACATCATTTGTTGTAACTGTTATAATACCTGATATATTATTATATTCAGCAGTTTGAATACCTAAACTTACACCAGATGATGTGGCAATACCTACAATGCTTGTTATTCCACCACTTGCATCTGTAAATGGTTTTACATTTGCACCTACGAGTGGTGCATATCCCAAACCAGGTGTTGAACCTAATGATACAATAAGACCACCTCTTGGTATTTGATTTTGATTAATGTCATCAGCAGCTACAATAAATGTGCCATTTTCTGATGTAATACCAGTAAATCTAATTGATGATATTCCAGCGGTGGTATCTGCTAAAATTCTATAATTATTATTAGTTGCACTTGCTGTAAATGGTCTTTGATATACACCATTAATGAATACAACACCATTTCCCACCTCAATGCCAGCAGATGTATTTGCACCTCCTACCTTTAAAGTAAAGTTTGTTGTAAGACCAGTAAAATTATCAGATATGTCATCAAATAACATATTTGTTGTATAATCTTGTCTAGTAAATGTTCTTCCACTAAAATCTGCCTTGACAAAAGGTAATTCAGTATTACCTTTTCTTGATCGGGTATTACCTTTAGGTGGACTAATAAAATGAACATTACTATCAACAATATTAAATGCTCCTCTATGAATTCTGACAAGATCACCAGCAGAATGTTGTGTAGCACCAATTCCTAGTGCTCCCCTTTCAACTCTAACTGTAGGAACTGTTGATAACCCCTCTGATATATTTTGTTGATCATCTATTTTTCCACTTCCATCAGATGTACTTGAAAATCCAACTTCAGTAATCTTCATAAATTCATCATTTATCTTCAATACATCAGATGTTGCGATTGAACCAATTCCACTCAATGAGAATTGTGATGTTCCAGCACCAATATTAACACCTAATGTATGAGTTAAGGATGTAAATGTTATTGGTTGCTGTGTGATGCCATCCAATCCAATCATTGTTTTAGATAACTTTTTAGTCATATTCAACTTGTGTCGATTACCAGAACCTACACCAGTAAATGTAATCGCAATACCAGATGTTATATCCTGCCTTGTTGGGAATAATTGGAATTTATTAATATCTTCTAAAACTTTAACAAAAACAGTAGATGGTAAAATATCTGTTGTTACGCCAGCATTGTTTACTGTAGAACCAATAGAAACTGGTGTTGCAGCAACACCTACAAATGATGAATCAGGTGTATATACTAATTCTTCATTTGTATTAAAGAAATGATTTGGTATTGTAAATGTACCTGTTGTTTTTTCTAAACCAACACCATCAGGATCAAATGTTTTGGTATAAATTGGTGTTCCTTCATGTGTTAATTCAAATTCTGTTTTCTCTGATCTTTTCCCTTCTAAACCATCATACGCAGATAATAATACACTTTGAGTTACATTACCATAATTTAAAACCAATGGATTATTAGCAAAATCCTGTTCGGTATAAAATACTTGATTATATGCTTGTACTTTAACTTCATCAGTAAAGTTATCATCAGGGATAAAACGCAAATCAATATTATCGCCATTTATAACTGAAGTAAAGGAACCAATCCCAGAAGTTGAACCATATGATACAAATGGATATTGGACAACTAAAATATCATCTGCATCTCTTATTGCACTTACTTGATGAATAGCTGATGTGCTTGCAGTTGATACTTTAATTAAAGACTTAATAGAACTATCTTTTAATTTATCAATCGAAGCGTATGTAATTTCAGAACTAGTTCCAAGATTAAAAGTAGATTCAAGTCTGACAGTTCTTTCTGCTCCCTCTGGTTGTCCTTGTGATAAGAATCTGTGAGTTCCAATACCAGCAGTTGTAGTTCCCAAACCTACAATACTAGATTTTGAGTTTAATTTATTATTTCTATCATTTTCAATTTGTAATTTTATAAAACCATTTTCCAATTTAGATGTTATAATTCCTACTTGATTTGTAGAGATTCCTATTACATCATCGGAATAAATTTGTGATAAAGTTGTATTGGTTCCATCAAAATCAAGTATGACTTCATTGTAATTAAACTCTTTTGTAAATGTATCTTGTATGAATATATTTGCTTGTAACCCATTAAATGTATCTTTATCAATCTCAATAATTGATTCTGTATTATTAGAGTTTATATCTATAACAGAACCTGTTAAATTAACACTACCAACTATATTTGTTGTGATTCCTAATATATCAACATCACTAAAAGTTTTTAATATTTTAATATCATGATCTTTTGTAAATTTCTCAACAGGATCAAATATTAATCTTTTAACCCCAGTATCAGTAATTTCTGTATTAAAATCACCTAATTTTTGATTACTATCAGTATTGTTTAATCCAACTCCAGCAGTATCACTTGTTTTTTCAAGTAATATAATATCTTGTTCTTTAGTTAAAACTACTATTTCACTCAACTGGGTATCAAATGTATCTGGATCAACTACTTGAATAAGATAATTTACAAATCTACCAGTTATTTCATCAATAGAACTTGTATCTGGAGAGAAACCAACACTTGAAAATTTACTACTAATATCATCATGCATTATAACTCTATTTGTAATACACTTATTAAAGTTTGTTAATTTTTTAGTAGAAAAGAGAATGGTTTTTGTTTTATTTCCTTGACTTTCATCATCTATTACATAATCAAAATTATTAATCGCATCCACACGATTATCGTCACTAACAAGATCTAGAGTGATATTTCTTATTGATTCATTTGTCCTAGCCAAACCAACACTAACTTGACTTTGTATAAATGTGTCTGCAAAATTCTTTAATCCTGAAGGGTGTACAATACTATTAACACTGTTTGAGAATTTATCCCAAGTTATTGGACTTTTAACAGAATATGATAAATTTTGATAATAATCACTATCAGGTATTACTTGTAAATCTTCGTTTAATTTACCAATATTATCAATCCAACCATAATCTTGACGATTTGAAAAACCAACAGAGAAAGAACCAGTATTAGATTTAAGATTGATTATCTCTGCTGAAACACCTGTTGTTCTACCTGTAATTCTATCTCCCTTATTGATTATTTGTAATCCATCCAATTTTATATAATCGTCTCTTGTTTCAACAATTTTTAAATCAACTTTTTCACCATTTAATGTTAATTTTTCATTTAATTGGAAAACTCCTCTCTTTTGAACTGGTAGTATATTGGGATATTTTTTCTTATTAATTATAGATGCAAATCCAGATTGGAATGTTACTGCAATTCCTGGATTTGTGCTTAATCCTGCAACACTATACTTTACAATAGTTCTTGAACCTGGTATATACTCTTCAACTTTAAAGAATTTGAAGTTATAGTCTGAAGAATTAAATCCATCTCCTGTTTCATCCTTTCTTTGTACACCTTCGACAAATATTTCATCACCAAGTGCAAATGGTTGAGGATCTGAAAATCCGTTGAATGGGGTTTGCATAAAACATTCAATTAAACCCTGTTGATTAACTCTCATTGAGTTAATACCTATACCATTTGAATTATTAATTGCAAATATTTCATGAGTTGTAGAATCTAATCCATGAATAGGTGCTATTAATTCAACATCTGCAATTGTTTGATTAGGAGTTATAGCTAGTATTGAAGAATCATCTATAATCTGGTTTGTAACTGGATTGAATAAGATTAAATCAGGTGATGTAGTATAATCAGAACCACCATCAATAATTTCAATATCAGAGATAGTATCTAAATTATCAATATTTAAAACTGAAGGTATGAAAACTTCAGGTTGTAATGTTTTATCGGATGAATACTCATATCCTATATCAAGTACTCTTGTTTTTTGAATTTTACCAATGTTATTAGATATTGCGACTAAATTAGCACCTGTTCCCTCTTCTGATATTACTTTATCAAATTCTGGTAATTTTTTATAATTAAATCCACCTGAAATAATTTTTAATTTACTAATACCACCTTTTACATTTTTTGATTTTGTTGTATATTCAATTTTTTCACAATCAGTATCATTATAAGTTAAAAATTCAGGCAAGTTTGGTGAGAAGTTGAATGTATCTGGTGTGACATCTGATATTTTATATTCACCATTATATACACTATCAAGAAAAATAATTTGAGAGTAATTTTGTACGTCGCTATCTGCTGTACTAATAAAACCACCCTTTGTTAGACCATAATATAATACTGGTGGTGTCGAGATAGTAGGTTGTAAGGTTAAGAATGCACCTTCAGGATTACTATCATCAGTTCCTAATCCAACAGTACCTGCTATACCAACATTAAATATTGTGGAGTCTTGAGAACTCAAAAACTCATTACTATCATTTTGATAGAATATTTTGAAATCAAATCCAGAAAGATTAGATGTAGATAATCCAAATTTGATTTTTGTATTTTTATATACTTTTATTTGAGGATTAATTGGAGATATAGTTTGCTCACTTCCTCCAGTATTTGGATTTATTTCAATTAATTTTATTGGATTTGCAAATAAATCATTATAAGTTTCTGTTAATTGGAAAGATGTGCTATTAATTTTATTTACAAAATAGGATCCTGTACCAAAACCAATACTTCCTTCATAAAGCACTTTATCGCCAGTGTTGAATCCATGATTTTCAATATCAATCTGATTTGATTTAACATTAGTATTTGTAAATTTAATTGGATTTATTAATAACTTTTCAAATTTAGAATTATAATTTACTTCAATAGGTGCAGTTGTCCCAATTCCAACTGTTAAATTTGGAACAACATTTATTTTAACAATATCACCATTTTGTAAATTATGAGTCGTAGTATTAGCAGCAGCTACTTTTGTTGTCACTGTGCTTACAATTTTTTCAATAGTACCAGTTACTTGCTCAAATTGTGATGATATATTATAAAGATAAGTAGATAAACTTTGAACATTGCTTCCATTCGATCTAAAGTATAATCCTTCACTTGTATTACCAATGCTTACTGTTGAAAGACCAATGTAATCCTCACTTTTTTTAATTACAAATAATTCTATTTGAGTATCAAATGTACCGAATGGTATTGGGAAATTACCATTACTATCATTAGGATCAGTGGTATTAGCTACATTGATTCGACTATTTGGTACAGATGGAATACGTAATAATACTTTTTGACCAGTTTTAAATGGATGATTTGGAAGATATATCTGTCTATTTGGTATTGAAACTTCTTTAGTTGTTTCACCAATCACATAATCAGTGCTTATTCCTACCCCATCAGTACCAATTCCAATAGATTGGAGTGAATTAAAATATACAATATCATTTTCTTGTGAATCAAATTTTTCTGTTTTTACTGGAATAATTACTTGATTATTTAATAAATCAACATTTGAACCAAAAGTATGACCTATACCATTTTCACGCCTTAATGAACGAATTATTTTTCTATCATTGTAAATATTCAATACTTCAATTATTTCATCATTTAATGCATTGCCTGAACCAACTCTAATGCTACTACCAACTGAAACATTATCTGGTAATCTATTAACAAAGATGTCCTCTATCGAACTGGTTACTCCAACAACACTCATACTTTTTGCTAGAGCAACACGAGAAGTGGTTACACCAATCTTAAATGAATCTGTCAAATTTTGTATTGACGTACTTAAACCAGAAACAAATACAAAATCTTGATTATTTAATTCAATAAAGGGTTTGTAATTTCCAATTACTGTATCCTGATTTGATCTTGTAAATACAACATTTTCAAATCTATCTAACTTCGTATCAATAACAGAAACTCCTATACCAACTATTTCACTAACTTGAGATCTAAAACCTTGACCATTTGTGTTTTTTTCATTAAAAGATGTAAGATCACCAACTTTATAATTTTCACCAGGATTTAATACAGTTATATCGTTAATATCACCTTTAGAGACTGATAACACCTCTGCTGATTGTGTAGAATTTTCATATGATTCAATTAAGAAATCATTATTAGCAAATTTTTCCCCAACATTATATGGATAAGTATTTCTTTTTAAATTTGAATTATTAAAATCAAAATCATGGTCTAATTTTAAATTATCTTGAATTAGAGATGATTTAAATGTTTTTCCTATAAAATATGGATAAGCACCAATAACTTTATTATTTGATGAATCTATTTCGACAGTGGCAAAGTAAGCATAAATTCCATTTGGAAACTCTGGTGTTTTGCAAAATCTTCCATTATGAACATCTAAATCACCAGAATTATCAAAAATAAAATCATCAACAAATATACCTTCAGCAAATCCTTCAGGTCTATTTTTATTTTTACTTATATTTTTAGTATAAGATGGTTCTATAAGTTTTAAATCTGAATTAATATTATCTGGATCGGAATATCCAGATGGTCCATATATTGGATTTCCATCATAAGCCCATCCTATAATAGGAGAATGCTTTTGTGGTTTTTCATTTATTAATTCAAAAACACCATTTTCTAAATTTTCTAATATCTTATCATCACAACTGAGAATATTATAACTTAAAAAATTGTTTCTCGAAATTAGTGTTGAAGATCCCTCTCTGAAATGTTCATTTAATTTTAAAATTCTTATAGATGAATCAAAATTACCATTCATACCTCTTGATATTACTTCGGCAGTTGTGGTTGATTGATCGTATCCTATACCACTGCTAATGACGACAGCATCTATTAACTTACCATCTACAATTATAGGTCTTACAATCGCTCCTGCACCCTTTCCTGTGGATATTATTTTTATATCTGGGGTGGAGTTATAATCTATACCTTGATCTAATATTTGTACATCAACTACTTTGCCATTTTCAATTATTGGTTTCACTCCACCTAATCGACCATTTAATATATCAACTTTTGGATTAGAAGTATTATTTACTATTTTAGACCCATAATCCATACCTTCTTCGTATAGATATGCACCAGTAAATGAACCAGTGATTTTAGGAGTTACGTTAAATGTACCACTAACGTTACCATTGTAGATAACTTCAATATTAACTTTGATATCTGGATATTTAAATGTTTGATAACCAGTTCCTGTAGAATTAAATCCAACAAATTTTCCTCTATTGAAATCTGATTTTGAAGTGCCACCTATACCTGCGTCTGCTAATTTGAATGAATTATTATCTACCTTCATTACATAGTAGGATGATGCACTATCCAATCCTCCAATCGCTTTTGGTAATGTAGAACCAATACCAACTGCTGGCGAATAATTGACTAAATCACCATTTTCAAATCCATGATTATTAAAGTTAACAGTATCATAAGAAGTTGATATACCACTTGGTTTTACAATTAATTTACGATGTTGATATCCACTACCAGAATTCAATACGTTTATACTTGTAATAGTATTTTTTGGTTCTGTTCTAAATGAGTGTTTACCTGTTGCAGAAGAATCTGTTGCTAATCCTACTGTATTAATACCAGTAATACCAGTTAATGCATCATTTTTCTTATTGAATAATCTTATAGTTGTTGGATTTACAACTCTTACAAAATAAGGATCTCCATTTGCTAATGAACCTGTAATTTCAAAAGAACCAAATGCAGGACCAATTCCAAGAGGACTATTACCATTACTTTGATAATAAATTACTTGACCATCTTCTAATTTATGGTCTCTATTAAATGTAATTGTTTCTTGATTAATATCAACACCACCACCAAACTCTATTTTTCTACTATCAAAAATTATTTCCCTGAATCTTGCACCAACATTAGCTTCTAATTCACAACCCTCACCATTTAATCCTGTTAATGATATACTTTTTACGGATTGAATATCAAAATCCTGTGGATCAATCAAAACTTCTTTAACTGAACCACTTAATATTGGTTCAGCAAATGCACTTACAGCAGAACCAACAGGTTGAGCATCACCTGTTTCAATATGTAACTTTGGAGGATTAATTATATCATATTCTTCTCCAGCATTTATTAGATTGATTGAAGTTAAATTTCCATAAGTTACAAAATCTTCAGATAAAGGAGATCTAATTTCAACACCATTTTTTAATATTCCAATATCATTTATAGTCTCATCATTTGTTGATGTATCAATTAAATTCTGGGATAGAGGAAATTTTCTTAAAATTTTATTTGCATTTATTTTTTTATTATGATGTCTTAATAAAGTAAATCTATGTAAGTCTTTTGTTGATACACCTAAACCAACTTTCACTGTACTAGCAGTTCCTATCTGACCTCTTGAGGCATAAAGTGCTATTTTTGTAATGTTTGAGTTAGCTGGTGCTGGTTGTGGGTCAACATAGTAAATTTCACCATCATTTAAACCTGTTACGACCTCACCAACAGTTGATGTGGTGTTTGAATTAGGATCTTTAATTGAATTATAAACAACTGCATCACCTTGTATAAATTTAACATCTCTATTTGTGTCAAAGTTAAATTGTATTATATTGTATAAACCACTTATCGGATCTTTACTATTTTCATCAAATGAAAAGTTTATAGTTGTATCTGCAATTCCAACTAATGTTTCTTGAATAATTTCATCAGTTATTTCAAAATTTGGGAGTGAATTTGATGCAACATAACCATCAGTTTCACCATCCACATACATGTTTAATATATTTGAAATAATTTTTTCATTTCCTTCCTCTATCTCTACATTCGCACTTGTTGCTTTTTCTATAACTCTACGGATATCATAATCTCCCTCTGGTAGACCAGATTGTGGTGTTAAACCTGTAGCTATAAACTGATTTGAGTTAGTTATACTACCAACCTGTAATGAACCAACTACGGTCTGTGAATTTCTTCTAAAAATATTAAACTTATCATTCTTTTTAATAGATGATTTATCAATTGAAGTGTTTAAAGTAATAGTTGACCCTACTATACTTCTAATTTGAAATCTTGAACTAGTATTATATACCCATGAATTTGCAAATTTTTCTTTATAAGATCCCCCATTATTAAATATTTTAACACCTAAATTTTTGACAATAATATTTTCACCTTCATCAATTAAGTTAACTTTATCATCAACTAACAATTCATCTAAAACCCCAGTGACTCTTAATTCAATTTTTTTAGATAAATCGCCATTTGCATATCCAAAAATACTTTCATTTGAACGAATATTATCGGAGGTTTTGATTGGGTTGCTAATACCTGTACATCCAAAGAATTGATTTATTGATTTAGATGTGTAATTTATCGTATTGTTACCACTAATTAGTGTTCCTGTTTTATCAAATCCAATCGTAGAGTCAACTGATATAACAGAATCGGTTGTAGATACCTCTGATAAAACTTTTGAATTTGGATTAACTTTAAATATTCCTTGAATTAAATCTTTATCACTATATCCCACAAATAAAGATAAACGATAGTATGGTTTACCTCCTTGAATTACAATTTCAACTTCAGATACAGAAGCATTAGTTTCAAGATCATTACTTTTATAAATTGTTTGACCAATTAAATTTTGTGGATCTGCATCTGGAGTTATCAAATCAGCGATTATTACTTCTCTTCTTATAAATTCAGCTCCAGATGGTTTAATTAAATTAGATTCAAGATCAAGTATCGTAGAATCAACACCATATAATACTTTGAATAATATTTTTATCGATTCTTCTATACCTTTTGATTGATAAAAAGAACGTGCAAACTTAACAAAGTTTCCAACATCTAAATCAGATGTAAACTTTGAATCTTCAAAACCTGGTAAAAATGTTTTCTTTAATTTTTTATAAAACTCCTGTATGAATAATACTGATAGATTTTGAACAGTAGTTTCATTTGTATGACTTGCTGCTGTTGTCTGCTCAAAATTAAGTTTTTCATTATTAACATCTATTAATGATGAAGATACTCCTACATTATATCCTGTGATACCACTAAATCCACGTATACAACCTGTAAATGATGTAGATGTAATACCAGTATAAGAAATTATCTCATCGTCAATTTTAAGTAATCCATACTCATCAGGAAACCCTTTTGTACTTGTTACATTTATTGTCGTATGTGTAGATGCAACACCAGCAGATGTAACAGTGGTTCCAACAACAACTTCTGGTACAAGGTTATCACTTTTTAAATATTGGTCTAAATTACTAATTAAATCAGTTGGACCTCCCTGAAATTCTTGAGAGATATAATATTGTTTTAAAAATTCAACAGCATTCGGAAAATCACTTGTCACATATTCTGGCAAGTGATTTTCAATAATCGTATTGATTTTTATTCTTTTGTCAAATTGTGACATAAATTATTTCCTCTCTAAAACACCATTTGAATAACTTGAAGAGTAGTAGTCCCTTGAAAATACAACACCTGAAACATCTTCTCCTGATGCAATAACGTCTTTCAATGTATTTATCGAACTATTTGAAACATCTAAAGTAACAAATAAATCCTTTAATCCAACAACATCGTTTGATTCTGGGAATGCTTGTATTTCAATAATATTATTTTGTGCTATAGTCGAGGTAATGTTAATTGTATTCAAAATTACTTCACCTTTCTTATAATCAACTGTACCTGCTGATTTACGAAGAACATTTACATTATTTTTCTCATCTTTAGTAACAACACTAATTGTTCCTTTCATGCTACCGTCTAGATTACCAGAAGCATTTTTATTTGGTACATCTGTAAAATATGCAATTGATGTGCTTCCAGAAATTGTAAATCCAGTGCTCTTAATATTAAACCCAGAAGGATTAATATGAAACTTATTACCAAAACATAATTCATATTGTGCAAATTGATTTAGAAGTGCCTTCAAATCTCTTCTAACAATAACTCTAGTAATATTAGACGTAATACCATCATTAACTCTGTCAATTAATTGATTTACCTTACTATACTTAAATCTTCCACCAAATTTATTCATCTCAACATTATTTGCATAACTTTGAAGTGAATTTATAATATTTGTTCTTAAATTAATTGGTGAACCAATTTTTGAAGGGTTGTAATATACATTTGAATCAATTTCAACATATAATATTTTAAGATCCACTATTTGAGAGTCAATACCTGCAATTGCATAACTTTTTAATTTACTTTTGATTTGTGATTTATCAAAATCTGATAAAAAAGTACCATTTTTAGGTTTTATGCTTATTTGTACTTTTCCAAATTGAGGTGGATCTAATTCTTCACCTCCTATCACTGAAACTGAATCAGTTTGTGGGTAAATTTGATTAATTATTGCCTCATAATCACTTGGTGTAACTGCTCTATATTGTGCCGAGTAAAGTCTAGGAGCAAAATACTTAATAGAAGACACATCTTCAACTTCTGCCCCGTTAGAAGCGTTTGAAACGGTTGATACCGTTACAGTATCTGATGGTGTAAAGAAAGCACCATCATCTTTTGAAAATGTTCCTTGAAAACTAAAATTACTCGGTCCATTTCCGTCTTTTCCTTCAGTAACAATATAAGTTGCTAAAATTCTTGATCCATTTTTTAATTTTTTACCAAAAAATCCATCACCAAATAAAATTTCATATTTCTCATCCTGCACTTCCTGTGCCAAAAATATTTCTGAATTTTTGTCTAATTTTAATATATTATCGACTCGTGAATATTTTCGACCAATTGTAGCTTGGTTTGGATCTGCGACATAAACATTTAATGTTGATGCATCTATATTTTGACTATCGATAATAAATCTTTGATCAATTGAAGTGTTAACACGATATGTACGTGAAAGATATGTTCCTTCATAAATTAATATTTCATCACTAAATTGAGCAAATGAGTGATTTATTGGATTTCCATTTGCATCTGTTAGTATATTCCCATCATTATCAGTACCTCGACTTACAATTTTAGTTGATGTAACATCTGCGGGAATTGAAAATCTATGAGTGGTATTTTCGACACTACCTACACAAACTAATCCAGAACGTAATGTTAATTTTATTGGAGATGAATCCAATGTTGGTCCAAGATCAACATCATTAATCTTTATTCTTGCAGTCGCTGCTCTTTTTGAACGTGGAACATAACCAATATTCCTTGCAAGTGAAACCACATTCTCACGAATTATAGCAGAATCTAAAAATGATTCATTTGCAACTAAATTTGCATTGAATGAATTAATGTAGGTATTATAAGCTAAAGTATCAATTAAGATAGAAAAATTAGAACCCTCAAAATCAAAATCTGTAAAATTACTATTTGATCGGAGAAAATCCTTAATTTGTGCTTTGATCTCTTCAAAGTCTAAACTAGTGTATTGTGTAAACGGCATATTATCTTGTTGGTTCTAGTATAAAAGTAAAGGATTGTGTTGGCACCTCAAGACCAACAATATCAAAAAGTACCTTAACTTCCATTTCATTCAAATCTGGTCTTCCAATCACCTCTGCACCAACATTTGTGACTCTTGGTTCAAAATTAGCAATTGTCTCTCTAATTTGATCTTCAATCACATAAACGGTTGTCCTTGAAAAGTTGCCAAACAAAGAATCACGAATATCTGTGCCGAGTAAAGAGTTAAAAAACCTCTCAGAAGGCATTGTCTCAACTAAATTTCTCACTGATCTGACAATTGCACGTTCATTTATAAGCACAGGAAGATCATTTGTCACTGGATGTGGTCTAAATGACAAACTTATATCCTTAAATGCTCTTGATTTGCGTGGAATCGCCATTATTGATACTTTTAGATTTATTTATATCCTATCTGACATAATCATTCATCTTATAATCATCGCTATTAAAATATTGAAGTATCCATTTGACCACTGAACGGGGGTTTTTATCACCACAGGTAAAAATATCGATTGCTACACATTTTTTTTCAGGCCAAGTATGAACTGTAAAGTGACTTTCAGCAAGAGTAATGTTAACAGTGACTCCATGAGGTTCAAATTGATGAACAAAACAGTTTAGAAGAGTCAATTTTTCCTTAATAACTGCCTGAACCATCTTATTTGCGATTTCAGTCGGGTCAATTAACTTATTATACTCTATATTGTATACTTCAACGAGTGTATGAGTGCCCATGTAAGGATTTTTAACGTTTTTCATCCTAATTCTGGTTCAATGTAAATTTCCACAACTTTGTAATCGTCCTCTAAAACTTCTTTAAGGTAATTTTTATCCCAATAATTGTAATAATTGGTTTTTGCAAGTTTTTTTCTTGTATCTGTGAGTTCTTTTCGTGATTGACAAAGAACTAAGTTATATTTTCCGTTACTTGTTTGGATTCCTTGTATATATGTCTTCGTTTTTCCGTGATCTGCAATGAATTTGTAGTCAGGATAGTTACAATTGTAGTCATCAACCGCATCATACAAGAAATCTGCACTTATATCGTCTTCTACCACATAAATGATGACATCAAAATCGTCTCTTGGTACAAGTTGAGACAATTTTTCCTCTACAATCTTAAATTTTGCCTTTGATGCATAGGGACATAAGGCAAAATTACCTAATTCTGGTCGAATTTTAGATAATTGTCCAATCCAATGTAATATATACCTACTTTTCTTGTCGTTCATCAGGTGTTGTCCAGAAATAATCGTCACAATCACCTAATCGACCCCAGTTAACATCATTCTCAACCTCAAAAATACGTGTCGAGACCTTAAAATCAGGTGTTTTCACTGGATCGGGTGTCATTGAGGTATCAAAGAT